TATCAGTATGTTGTGAGTGTAAGTAAATATTTATTCATATTGTAAGTAAATATTTAGCTATATTATGCTAAGACAAATTATACGTCAAGTTAAGTTCTAAGGCATAAAGTGTACATAGTTAGCAGTCCACCAAGTCATAAACTCTTTAATGACTTGGCCTTTGTGAAAACTCGCGGTTAATAATTTCGGATTCGGATTCGGCTTTTGCCATGTTTGTATGAAATATTGAATTATACTCGATGTAATTGCTGTTTTGTATTTTTCATCTAATTGTTGCTCGGTAAATATTGGTTGGTTTACCTCATTATGAAACGATAATAACATCAACTGTAAATCTCGTTTACTGCGTATACTATTGACATTCAATGTTCCCATTTTTTGCTTAGCATGTCCAGCACACTCTGGGCACGGCAAATTACTACATATTCGTATTATTAACGAAATCAAACTTTCTTTAATTAATGGAAAACTTTCCTCTTTTACTTTTTCTGCTAAAGTATGAAACAGATACCAAGTGCATGGACCCCAAGTTTTTGTCATTCTCTATTAAATATATATAAAGGGTTTTTTTTTATTTCCTTATATATGAATATTATTTTAGAAGGGGGTATTAATTTTTATGACGAATTAAATAATATAGATACGGATGATGAAGACGAAAAAAGTTGCTTATTAACAAATATGCCACTCGATAAAAACAGTATCAAGTTACCATGTAGTCATGAATTTAATTTTTTACCATTATACAATGAAGTATTTAATCAAATTAAATGCCCCTATTGCCGTCAAAAGTTCGATTTTTTATTGCCGCATATTCGGTTGAATAAAGATATGCTGTTTTGCGCAGGAGTAAATACGCCAGAAGCGCTTTGTATGGATTATCACACATGTGAATATATGTTTAAAAATGGAAAACGGGCGAATGAATATTGCTCAAAAACGGCTTATTATGGTGTAGCTGGATGCTATTGTCCTACGCATCAAATTTCTATGGAAAAAAAGGGGTCTTCGAAAAAACAGACGAATATAGTTATAGATTTATCGGGTGACATATCCAATGACAAATCTACTGTAAATGCTGTGTTATCTAATAAGACCAATGTTTACTGTATGGCTGTACTTAAAACTGGAAAGCGACTTGGGCAAGACTGTGGGTCAAAAACTTGTACGGAAAGCACCCAGTTTTGTAAGCGCCACTTGCCAAATTGATGAAATGATATTGATATTATATTGATATTGATCACATATTCACCTATTCGTATATAATTAGAATATTATATACGAATGTTTATTGTTTTATTAGTATTAGTATAACATATTTTATTTCAAAGAATCATATAACTTTATATATGCTTTTACATTATTTTCTTTCATTATATCATTCAATTCCTTACATATATTGGATTGTTCGTAACGATTATATTTACCACCACATATCTTCGCCATGATATTATCCGGATCAAGCGTTTCACATATTAAATTATTTATCATCATTTTGTCATGTTTTTCCATTAACACGTTGTATAATGTTTCTCCATTATATGGGATTCTTCTCACGCCTTCGCATACTTCCACTAGATCATTTGCCTTCACCATTTCTCTTTTGTAACATACTTTGTGTTCCTTGCTGATTTGTATTGGGGCGGATGGAACATTTTTTCCTAACGCGTTTTTATCAATCGCAATAATATGTTCAAAATTTGGTTTTGTTTGAGTAATCGCTACAATCTTTTTTCCACGAATGGTATGAATGTCCGGATTCAGCTGGTCAATAGCAATGACTCCTTGGTTTGTAGTTACGGGCGTTCCCTTGGGAAAACAAATAGGAACCATGGCATCAGTAATACCATCTTTCAATACATTTACATTGGCTATAATGGAACCACTTTCTAATGTAACTATAATTTTATTTAAGTTAATTCCTAATTGTGCTGCGTATAAAGATTTCACCGTGTCAATTATATTTGCTTTGTTAACATCTGATAAGGTAGATAAGTTACCATTTGGTATAGTTAACTTTGCGCTATATTCTATGTATGGATCATTTGTGATCGGAATTACTTGACTTGTTATATTAGAAATATTCATACCCATGTTTGTAAGTAGCGATGTAAAAGTGTTATTACTTATAATTGCTGTTGGTGCTGCGGATATAGTTGATCTTACTGCTTTAGTATATATAAATGTAACAGATGCCTTACCGTAAAAAGATGAAACGGTATACCCATTGATTAAATCACCATTCAATAGACCAAGTTTCTTTACTGTAGATGCCGATTCAAAAAAGACTGTTGTTAGATCAGTGTTTTCAAACGCACTTGTTCCAATGCTTGTAACTGACGATGGAATAATGATGGATGTTAGACCAGTTGCGTTTAGGAAAGCGCTTGTACCAATACTACTATATCCAGTGATGATGATTACTGTAGAATAATTGTTTAATATACTACTTACAATCGTACTTGTTAATTCACCCGATCCATTTAATACTAAATATGGTAATATTATACTTGCCACTACGTTTTCTTTTCCCAAAAAATATTGCGGTGTGCTTTTGTTTTGTATAGCATATACTGGATAATTTATTGCTGACTCTAATTTCGCACTTGTTAATCCAGATCCTTGAAACGCCTTGAATCCTATGCTTGTTACTGAATTTGGTATAATTATTGTATTTAAACTTGTTGCGTTTTGGAATGCGTAATCTTGAATTGTTGTACCGTTGATTGGTGTTTGAATTGTTACTGATGTTAGATTGGTAACGTTTTGGAAGGCATAACTGAAAATATTGGTTACGTTTACTGGTATGGAATAGGTTGTTTGAGTATTTCCTAATGGATATTGAATCAAATTTGTTTTAGCTTTATTGAATAATACACCATTACTATCTGATGAATAAATAGTATTCATTGGATCAACATTGATTGATTGTAAATATTTCGCAAGTTGGAACGCATAAGTACTTATGTTAGTGACCATACTTGGTATGGTATAGGATGTTTGAGTATTTCCACATGGATATTGAATTAAAGTTCTTTTACTTGAATTGTATAATACACCATAACTATCTGTTGAATAATTACTTGAATTAGATGTAAAATTGGTTAGATATTTTGCGCCTTGAAACACATTTGTACTAGCAAAACCGGTCACGGAACTTGGTATAGTATAAGATGTTTGGGTATTTCCTAATGGATACTGAATTAAACTGTTCTTAGCAGCATTGTATAATACACCAGAAATATCGGAGAAAGAAGTATTACTTGGATCAACAATAATTGAAGTTAGACTTGTCGCATTTTGAAATACAGCTGTTGTGCCAATGCTATTGACAGTTCGTGGAATGGTTATCGATGTTAAACTTGTCGCGTTTTGAAACGCATTATTTCCGATTGTGGTAAGTGTTGGTGTTCCATCAAATGTCACTGTTGTCAAACTTGTCGCACCTAAAAACGCAGATGAATTAATATGTAACACTCTGGATGGTATAGTGATGGATGTCAGTCCAGTCGCATAGTAAAACGCATTACTTGCTATGCTGGTGAAAGTAGATGTATCTGGTAAAGTAACTGATTTCAAATTATTTGCTCCATAAAACGCATTTCCAATAATACTGGTTACTGTACTTGGTATGGTATAAGATGTTTGGGTATTTCCTACTGGATACTGAATTAAAGTGTTTCTACTCGGATTGTTGTATAATACACCATTATCTGAGTAATAAGTAGTATTACTTTGATCAACATTGATTGAAGTTAAACTTAGGGCATTTTGAAATACAGATGTTGTACTAATGCTTGTTACAGAAGCTGGAATAGTTATCGATGTTAAACTTGTCGCATTTTGAAACGCATTTTGTCCGATTGTTTTTAGTGTGGATGTTCCAGTAAATGTCACTGTTTTCAAACTTGTCGCACCTAAAAACGCATAATCTCCTATATTTGTAACAGTAGATGGTATTGTGATGGATTCAAGTCCAGTCGCACCAGCAAACGCATAATTTGATATATTGGTGAAATTAGATGGTAAAATAACGGATTTCAAATTATTTGCGCCTTGAAACATATACCAATTAAAAGTAACGGTCATTGTATTTGGTATAGTATAGGATGTTTGACTACTTCCCACTGGATACTGTAACATAGTTGTTTTATCCTTATTGTATAATACACCATAACTATCTGATGAATAATTCGGATTATTTGGATCGACATTGATTGATGTTAAACTTAGGGCTTTTTGAAATACAGTATTTGCGCTAATGAATGTTACTGAAGCTGGAATAGTTATTGATGTTAGACTTGTAGCGTTTTGAAACACATATCCATTTATTGTTTTAAGCATGGATGTTCCCGCATAGTTGACTGTTGTCAAACTTGTCGCACCAGCAAACGCATAATCTCCTATGCTTGTTACGGCAGATGGTATTGTGATGGATTCAAGTCCAGTCGCACCTTGGAACGCATTTAATTCAATGCTGACAAAAGTAGATGTATCTGGTAAAGTTACTAATTTCAAATTCTTTGCTCCTTGAAACGCATATGTATTTATAGTGGTCACTGTACTCAGTATAGTATAAGATGTTTGAGTATTTCCCACTGGATACTGAATTAACTGAGTTTTAGTAGAATTGTATAATACACCATTATCTGAGTAATAAGTAGTATTACTCGCATTAACATTAATTGATGTTAAACTTAGGGCATTTTGAAATACAGATGTGCCAATGTTATTTACAGAAGCTGGAATAGTTATCGATGTTAAACTTGTCGCGTTTTGAAACGCATTTGATCCTATAGTTGTAACACCATTCGGAATCGTAATGGATGTTATATTTGACGCATTTTGAAACGCACCAAATCCTATCTGGGTGTAACCTTCTATAACTACATTTGTTTTTTCATCTAATAGAGCAGTAGCACCAGATAAACTAACATGAGAAGTTCCACGAAATATTTTTGTATCTAGGGCGGATACGGTTACACCCGTCTTGCCAAAAAATGTTTGTGGTGTCTTGCTTAACGTAATGCCAAATCTTGATACATCGGTATTTACGGTAAATATAGCACTCGTTAGTCCAGAATTTAGGAACGCGTTTGGTCCTATGCTTGTCACAGATGATGGAATAGTTAGTGATGTTATTTCAGTAGCATATTGAAACACACTTGCTCCAATGCTACTAAAACCAGTAATCGTTAGATTGCGCACATATGATAATCCATTATCATTCACAATAGTACTAGTTAATTGTCCGGTCCCATTAAAAACTTTATATGACAAATATATACTCATACTCGATTTGTCATATAATGTTTTATTTGGACCACATGTAATACCAAGACCATCTAAAAGGGTGGATTCTTCGAATGTGGCTCTTGTTATTCCAGATCCTTGGAATGCGCTTCCTCCAATACTGGTCACTGAAGATGGAATAGTGATGGATGTTAGGGCTGTCGCGTTTAGAAAAGCACTTGCTCCAATGCTTGTGTGTGTTTCTATACGTGCTTTAGTTGCCCCATATAATAATGCGGTAGCACCAGTTAATGATCCACTTCCATTAAATACTTTTGTAAGCCATGATACATAGATACCAGATTTTCCATATAATGTTTTATCGGTACCTGGTATAATAGCAAGACCGTCTAGTAGTGTGGATTCTTCGAAAATGGCGCTTGTTATATTGGAATATCCGAACGCATATGTTCCAATAGTTGTGACTGAAGCTGGAATGGTGATGGATGTTAAATTAGTAGCATAGTAAAAATAATAGGAATCTGACATGTCGGCTAGAGAATCTGGTAGTGTAATATTTGTTAAATTACTACAGTGACCAAATGTATACCTATTAATTTTGGTCACACCAAATGGAATAGTGATTGATGTCAATGTACTAGCACCGAAAAAATTATAACCATCTGCCATAGATATAACTGTACTTGGTATGGTATATGATGTATTACTAGTATTAGCACCTGGATAGTACATCAATAGTGTTTTATTCTTATCAAATAATGCGCCATAGCTGTCACTTGAATAATAATTATTGCTAGCGTCAACTATATATGTATTCATATATCTTATTTCATCAAATACATATGATCCAATACTAGTGACTGACGCCGGAATAGTGATAGATGTTAATGCTGACCCTTTGAAAGTAATGGACCCAATACTGGTAATGATATTATTTAGATTGATTAACTTTAAATTACGAGCGAAATATAGAGCATAATCTCCAATACTTGTAACAGTCGATGGAATAGTATATGTAGTTGCTGTACTACCAGTTGGATATAAAACCAAACTAGTTTGGGCTTTATTAAGTAGAACATTATTAATCGATGTATAATTATTATTACTTGGATCAACTATTATTTCGGTTAATGGAGTCCCACCAATCCAGTCTAGTCTTGATATACTGGTTAAAGAAGATGATATAGTGACAGATGTTAATGACGAAGTATACCAAAATATACTTCCGCCTATGTTAGTATAACCAGCGATCTTCACCTTAGTTGCGCCATTTAATAGAGATGACGCGCTATTAGTTAATGATCCAGTTCCATTAAGTACTTTGGTAATCCATGATACAGTTATACCAGATTTTCCATATAATGTTTTACCGGTACCGGGTATGACACTCGGAGTAAGCTTGTCTAGTAATGTGGATTCTTGGAATATGGCGGTTGTTATCCCAGAACTTAAGAACGCGTTTGAGCCAATGCTAATTACCGATGATGGAATAGTTATGGATGATAAAGTACTCACCAATTCAAAAGCATTTTCTCCTATGCTTGTCACTGAAGATGGTATGGTTATTGATGGTAGTCTAGTATTATAGAAAGCGAACTCTTCTATTATAGTGACGGAATTGGGAATTGTAATAGATGTTAATCTAGTATCATAGAACATATATATTCCAATTTTAGTTATGGAAGACGATAATGTTACTGATGTCAATCCAGTCGAACCATAAAAAGCCCATCTGTCTATGTTAGTGACAGAATTTGGAATAATGATGGATGTTAGAGAAGTCGCATAACTGAACGCACTATCTCCAATGCTTTTTACAGACGATGGAATGGTGAAAGATGTTAGACCAGTCGCCTTATAGAACGTACTTATTGGTATTGAACTTATTGAAGAAGGAAAGATTGCCGTTTTTAATCCAGTCGCGAATGAGAATACATTTCCGCTAAAACTTGTTACAGAAGATGGAATAGTAATGGATGTTAGTCCACTCGCATAACTGAAAGCATGACTTGAAATAGTTCTCACAGATGATGGAATTGTAATAGATGTTAAACCAGTAGCACCTTGGAAAGCGCGCGTCTCTATAGTTGTTACTGAATTGGGAATAGTAATGGATGTTAGACCAGTAGCACCTCGGAAAGCACTTGCTCCAAGGATGGTCCATCCATCGCCTAAAGTAACATTTGCTGGAGAACCCGCGGCTATGTAATTCGCGTTAGCGAATGTCGTTGTTCCACTAACATATGGAATACTAGTAGACATTATATTATATTATATTATAGTTTAATATAATATAATATAATGTTATACATATCACACATAATAACTCACATATCACACATAATAACTCACATACCACACTGTGTAAATAACATATCTAGAATTTAAATTTTAAGGCAACTACTTGTTTCATATATATGTGGTAAATTACTCCCATTTTAAATCTTCAATTGTGTAAATTATGATTCATATGTTTTTGCCTCCTTTATTTTATTATTGGTGTGAGTAAAATTACTTTTGCTAAAATATCGTCGAAAAACAATAAATCAATTCTAAGTCGTATGTATTTCGACTTTTCTGGACATGTTTCAAACCATCATAAAATCACCATATTTTATCCCCAAAATTCAGTCGCGACGATTTGACTTTTTGGATTTTGCTTTTTCGGGACATGTTTTTCATGTAGGTAAATTGCGCTACACAATTTTCAAATCTCGAAGCCTCCTATAAAATCATGTAAGTCATGTAGTGGACTACCTACATATGAAGGGAAGTTTTTAGAGTGAAAAAAATCGGTGTGTTTTTGATATATGTAGCAAAGTCACTTTTTTTCAAATTTCCAATTTCATTTTTGATTTTTGAAAATTACACAAGGTTTTTATGCGTGTTTTTTTTATTTTTGATTTGTGAATTGAAAAATCATGAAAAATGTGTTTTAGACCATAATGCTCTGATTTTTATTTTTTATTGAAAATATTTGTTATGATAATTTTTTGAATATTTATAAAAACGATTTAGGGAAATCTTATAGAAATCTTATAATAATATTATGCGTTTTTTAAAAGATTTAAACGCATAAGATTATTATAAGATATTATATATAGGAATGCCAAAGATAAAGATAGATTATTCCAATACTATATTTTATAAGATTTGCTGTAAAGATGTGGCTGATTTGTATATTGGTCATACTACAAATTTTGTTCAGCGAAAACACTCACATAAACAAGGTTGTACAAATATAAAATCGTCAACATATAATTGTAGATTATATACATTTATACGAAATAATGGCGGATGGGATAATTGGCATATGGAAATAATAGCATTTCATGAATGTAATGATTTAATGTCAGCTAAGAAATACGAGCAATATTATTTTGAAAAGTATAATGCTACATTAAATAGTATAGAACCATTACCTACGTCATATTATAAATGTAATAAAAATACTAACGTCGTATTACAAGATGAAAATAAACAATCATTATATTGTAATGCGTGTAATATGTATTTTAGTTCAACCAGTGCGCAATATGTACATAATCAGTCTAATAAACATGCTAAAACTATTGAGAAAAATAGCAACATTATCATAGCAAATAAGGCTAAACATTATAATTGTATAAAATGTGACTTTGTATGTAGCAAACAAAGTGATTGGTCTAGACATGTAATGACGATTAAACATCAACATGGTGACAAAATGGTGACAAATGGTGACAATTTAACGCCAAATAACGCCAATTATGTATACATATGTGGATGCGGTAGTGCCTATAAATATAGACAAGGTTTGTCGCGCCATAAGAAAATATGCTCCGGACATCAAGGGAATACTGTTATACAAAATAATCTCATTCAAAATACATCTACTGTCTCTAATGTGATAAATTCATCCAATGAGATAGATAAAGAATTACTAATAAAACTCCTCTTGAAGAATCAAGATGTAATGGAAAAAATGATGGAAATTATGCCATCTATAGGAAATCATTCCCACAATACAACAAATAGTCACAATACACAAAACTTTAATATTCAAATGTTCTTGAATGAGCAATGTAAAAATGCGATGAATTTAACTGATTTTATAGACACTTTACCTATTACTGCTGAAACATATGACAATACGATCGAAAATGGACTTACGAAAACGATTACGACTATGATTACAAATGGGCTAAGTCAATTGGATATATTAGAACGACCGATTCATTGTACGGATGCCACTAGAAAAACAATCTATGTGAAAGAAGCGAATATTTGGGAAAAAGATACCGAATTATTGAAGCTACTATTTGGTATTAAAAATTTGGCTAGAAAACAGAGAACTATGATAAGTAAATGGAAGGATGTAAATGACGGCTGGGAAGATGATGATAACATTCAAACCAAATTAACTACTCTAATATGCCACTCTATGACTGATATTGAAAATGATGAAAAGGAAACCGGTAAAATTATACGGGCTATTGGAAAAACAACTTATTTGAGTAATCAAATAAAAAACGAGCTTACATTATTGAAGGAGTAGATTGAATTCAAAATAAAGATGTTTTATTTACATATAAATATGAACTGACTTAAAATAATAATAGCAGTAGTAATATAATAATGCTATTACTGCTATTTTTCTTTACTCTGGGGTTTGCTTATGACCAAACCATAACTAAACATTGTGTCGATATCGCACAATCATCTTATCTCGTTTCTTCTCCTAAAGAATGGAACTGTATTACATGTGATCCAGATGTTAAATTGGAATATGTGATTGAAGAGAATGGTGTACGAGCACTTCAAGGTTATGATAGTTATACAAAATCTATATTCGTCGCATTTAGAGGCTCTTCTAATATCCAAAACTGGATCGACAATATTCAGTTCAGCAAAATCTCGCCATATAATGACAAATCTATTAGTGTTGAAAAGGGGTTTTACAAGGCTTACAATTATGTAAAGCCCGAATTAATCGATAATCTGCCTACTTTAGCAAAAAAATACAATACGAATAAAATGCTCATTACCTCACATTCATTAGGTGCGGCCATCGGGACTTTAATGGCATACGATATTATTACTATGTTTCCAAGCTACACGGTTTCTTATTTAATTAATTTTGGTTCACCTCGTGTAGGTAATCCGGCGTTTGTTACCAGCTTTAATCAATACGCTAGTTCAATTATACATTATAGAATCACACACCATTATGATATTGTACCGCATATGCCAGAAGAAGTATTAGGATATTTACATATTTCGAATGAAGTTTGGTATAATGAAGATAATACAAAATACAAGACTTGTAGTGACTCTAGTGGGCAAGAAGATAAAACATGCTCTGATTCATGTTCTCCTACACATTGTACTAGCACGAGTGACCACTTGAACTATCTAAATGTAACAATGGGTGGTAGTCGATAAATAACTGCCTAGATAATGAATATATTTTGCTTAGATGGTGTATATTACCTAGATGAACATTCAAACCGAAATTCGAAACCATTTCCATATTACATCGGCCAAGCAAACTTTTATTACCATTATAAAATTTCCCATATACTATACATGGCTATAATACTTATTCAAAAGAAATTAAATATAAACATCGTATATATTTAATGGATACGAAAGAAGAATTGGTCAAGCATATTCGTGGTTGGATACAAATAGATAATGAAATAAACGCATTACAAAAAAAGGCAAAATTATTAAGAGAGGAAAAGAAGACTTTAACAACCTCTTTAGTAGATGTAATGAAAACCAATGAAATAGATTGCTTCGATATTAATGATGGGAAATTGATATATTCAAAATCAAAACATAAAAAGCCGATTAATAAGAAATCATTACATGACGCCCTTCAGAAATATTTTAAGGATGATACTGAACTTGCTGCTGAAGTAAGTGAACATATCTTGAATAGTAGAGAAGAAACAGTAAAGGAGTCTATTAAGCGTAAAAAATAAAAATAATTTAAATATTGAATATTATAATTTATTATAGGATGTTTCGTTATAATAAATTACTGAAATTAGTTGGTAGTTATAGTAGTTATAGTAGTGATAATGATAGCGATAATGATAAGTTGAATGGAGGTGCTGAATCGAGCGACTTAGTGGATGATAAACCGGTTATGTATGATATTCAGTATAAAAATGATTCTACCGTACGACCCGGTAATATTTTAGATACTATTGTTCAACATCCATTTATGGAGAATATTTCAACAAATACATACACCGCTTTAACAGTTGATTCTCCATGTAGAGAGAAAATATACTTAATTGTTTATAGAATAAATACTTACAACGCGAATAATGTTGTTGAGTTTTATTTAAAATCTCATTTTCTCTCGACTGATATAGATATTGGGGATAATATAGCGACCGCAGTGAATAATACATTACACCATGTCACTGGAACTAAACGATTGAGTGGATATATAATGGTTGGCAATATTCGACATGTATTTGTTCAAGTAAGAAATAATCGATCATCATCATCATCATCAGCTAATTGGCTCACTATATGGGATATTATTGTCAATAAACACTATTTTGGAGAGAAAATAGATCAAAATGTCATCGATTTTTTCACGGCAAATTGTGAAATAAGTAATTTACTAATCAATAGACGATTATGTATAAAGCCGATTGTATTATATAGCTACGCTGACAAGTCTCATACCGAATATATAAAGAAACACAGCTCAATTCAATATTGCCAGAGAGAAAATGACATACTAATTAAACTGAATCAATATAAAAGTGGAGATAATATACGGTCGGTTTGTTTTATTGAGGACACTGAATTTAGCGATACATATGGTGACTTACGCACACGCGATTTCATTATAATGAATTCCCAGAAATCACTTACCAATGGAAATCAAGAACAAGAATCGAATCACAATGACAATCATAATGATATTCGATGGATTTTTAAAAACGAGAGGAATATTTTTTCACATATAAAATAACAGTACAATATATATAAAAATGAAAATGATGACTATTGCCTATATAATAATTTCTATTATCGTAGTAAATTATTTAGTGTCTTTAATTATGAATTTTTTGGGTGTAGAAGTACAGTTTTACGGTGGATATTTGTTTTGGTTTTTCGCCCTCATATTATTTTGGGGCTTTTTACCAGGACCTACTAACTATTTTGGTAACACGAGTTCTACTACATCATCGTAATTACATATTTTGTTTGGTTTAAACGCTATTTAGAGGATCATTTAAATTCGCATCATTTTCAAATTCAGTTAATAATCTCTTGACAATTTTATTGAGCACATCAGCACTCATTTTATCTTGTAAATTGTCAAGCATTTCACTTTCCAATGGCTTTCTGTTATGTTTTTCCTCGAATTTAGTTACCCAATTGCTGACTTCCTTCTCGTAATTTTCCATTATTTTATTCTTTTTGCGAGTTAATTCCACCATAGCCGCTTGATTTGCCAATTCAGATTTGTCAATGTCTGGAGTGATGAATACAATTTCCGCTGTACTAACCAATACATCGCATATTTCTGGGCGTTTAATGTCGGGTTTACGAATAGAAGAGTCCTTGTCTGTATCGATCGATGGTTTCTTTGTTGGGAATGTATAATTGAATTGTGCTATTATCTTTTCGTTAATAGAAGGACTTGTTTCCATAAGTCGATCAAACTCTTCTTTACATAACTTTAACATATGACCTACATTAGTACGCTCGTCACGCGACTTGGCAAGTTCCACCTTGATATTGCGATAAAATTTATCCCATGATATAGAACTGACACGATGTGCTTCGTTTAGTTCGCCTATTTTTAAGAATTGGGCAATTGTTGTTAATATACCGGCGAAAATATTTACTGCTCCGATACCCATTTGAGCATATGGTCTGATATCCTCAGAAATTCTGTCTTGCGCAAAGTTCGCGGTTCCAGTTAAAGTACTCATAATAATGACCGGAATAGTAAACCAAGCGTTTGTTTTAGAATAAGCTTGATGCGAACGAGCATGTAGCCACCTATAACACATAGCCTTATCAGCCCATTCAATCAATATAATTTCATGTTCTGTTTTCCACTCTTGCTCTTTAAATGTCATACTTTCGTTTGTTATTCCATGCGTTTCAGCTAGTAATTTATCGTCATTATTCTCCATTATACAGTATAAAAATAAAATTATTTTTTTACGGAAATAATTTTATTTGAATTATTATCTAAATAAATAGTAAATGGACGATAAACTTTTAAAAGTTAAAGTCATATTTGATAATGTGAGAGGTATGCGCGAGGAGATTAGTACTTTATTTGAAGGTTTAGATGGGCGTATTTCTAAATTAAGTGAGGTATATAATGAATTTATTCGAAGTACGAAAACGATAAAAACACCGGATATGAAAGCGTTCATATTTAGTTTAGATTCGTTTTATTTTCAAAATAGTTTACTTAAACGAGAGAATCAATATCTGAGAGATTATTATGCTATTATCATCAACCGCATGTACGGTGAGTATTATAAGTTATACAAATTAATTACAGATTATATAGAAAAAAGTCGCATTGATGATAAATTAAATGATACTTTGAAAAATAAAAAATACCCGAAATATGATGATCTAGATGAGGAAAAACAGTATGATTTTAACTTGATTGTTCAACTAAACGAAGATATTATCAATATAGTAACTTATTTGATCAATATTTTGAGAAACAAGGAGGGTGCGTTGAAAGCGTTTACTGCGAACCAGAATTATGGTTTAAATGTAAATAATTTTGTTTCTACCTTCAATTATGAAGTGATTGTATTAAGTGAACAAATCAATTTATATGAAAAATATCTTGATTTCTTTTATCATGTTCATGAGAAATTACTCAAACGATTGATAACGAAAATTAGTTTGTTGGAGGCGCAATTAAATGCGGATATTACATTTGAGGGTGGATTAATAGGAAAGAGAAAGGATAATAAAACTCTCATGAATGATATGAATATGCAAGGTTTAAATACAAAGGCGGCTCGAGAGTTGCGTCGTTCTATAGTCGGTAACAAAGATCTATCTGATTCGTCGTCCGATGGTGATATGAGTCCAATAGACCATATACCGCCTCCAAATACTCCTACTATGGTTATAGCCGAGAAGAAATCGTTGGCTCATCAAATGTTTAAATCGAATGACGATACTGAAGAAGCTGATCGTTTGGCAGAGGAAGAGGCGCGATTAGCTGAAGAAGAACGATTAGCTGAAGAGTCACGCTTAGCTGAGGAGTCACGATTAGCTGAAGAAGAGCGATTAGCTGAAGAGTCACGCTTAGCCGAAGAAGAGCGATTGGCCGAAGAAGAACGCTTAGCCGAAGAAGAACGCTTAGCAGAAGAAGAGCGATTAGCCGAAGAAGAACGCTTAGCCGAAGAAGAACGATTAGCTGAGGAGTCACGATTAGCCGAAGAAGAGCGATTGGCAGAGGAAGAACGCTTAGCCGAAGAAGAGCGATTGGCAGAGGAAGAACGCTTAGCCGAAGAGGCAAGAATAGCCGAGGAAGAGGCACGATTAGCTGAAGAGGCAAGAATAGCTGAGGAGAAACGATTAGCCGAGGAAAAACGATTGGCAGAGGAAGAGGCAAGAATAGCTGAAGAGGCAAGAATTGCCGAGGAAAAACGATTGGCAGAGGAAGAGGCAAGAATAGCCGAAGAGGCAAGAATTGCTGAAGAGTCACGCTTAGCTGAAGAGGCACGATTAGCCGAAGAGGCAAGAATTGCTGAAGAGGCACGATTAGCCGAAGAGGCACGATTAGCCGAAGAGGCAAGAAT